GAAACCTTCACTATGCCTGACGCTACAGCAGATGCTACGCGCTCACTGTACCTGAAATTCACTTCGGCAGTATCGCTAACCGCAACTCGTGAAATTACGCTTGGACCAAATACGGTATCTAAGACGTGGATCATTGAGAACGCTACTTCTGGCGGATAAATCATTACGATCAAGCAGGGTTCAGGCGCTACAGTAAACGTGCCAAACGGCTCTAAAGTAATGATCGTCACAGACGGTGCGGGCGCAGGCGCAGCAGTGCTTAACGCTAACCCCACTGAAGCAGGTGCAGGTACGGTAACAAGTGTCGATGTCTCTGGCGGTACTACAGGTCTTACTACATCAGGTGGACCAGTCACTGGCTCAGGTACAATTACTATTGCAGGTACTCTCGCTGTAGCCAACGGCGGTACAGGCGCAACTTCACTTACTGCAAACAACGTCATACTAGGTAATGGCACTTCTGCGGTTCAAGCGGTTGCTCCGGGCACTTCAGGTAATGTCCTTACTTCAAACGGCACTACTTGGCAGTCAACAGCCCTACCCGGCGGATTCCCTGAGCCTCAAATAGTAAGCGCAAACACAGCGGCTACTTCAGGTCAGTTTTTGGTGGTGGACACCGCAGCAATTACAATCACTCTCCCTGCTTCACCAAGTGCGGGCGATTACGTAGTGGTTAAAGACGGCACAGGCGCAGCAGCTACAAGCTCATTTACGGTAGCGCGTAACGGCGAAAACATCGCAGCCTCTGCAACTGACCTGACCTTCGATAAGAACTTCGCAGAAATCACAATGACTTATATAGATGCGTCTATCGGTTGGAGCGTATAAATGAGTAATCTGTCGGAACTGCTGCCGACAGGCGGCGGACAAAACGCTGTAGACTTTGTTGCGTCTGGGACTTTAAGTTCTGGGCAGACTGTTGTGCTAAATAGTGATGGAACTGTGGAGGCTGTTGGTGAGACTAGTCCCACGCTTGATAGCTCGACTGTTTTTGAATCTGCATCTACAGAAGCAATATCCGCTACATTTGATTCAAACTCTAATAAAATTGTTATAGCTTATTGTGATATAGGAAACTCATCCTATGGAACTGTTATAGTCGGCAATATTTCAGGAACAAGCATCTCGTTTGGTAGCGCTGTTGTTTTTAATAGCAGCGAAACTAGTAATATATCAACAACATTTGATTCTAATTCTAACAAAATAGTAATTTCTTATAGAAATCACGGCAACTCAAGCTATGGCACAGCAATTGTAGGCACAGTTAGTGGTACAAGTATTAGTTTAGGCACTCCTGCGGTTTTTGAAAGCGCTACTTCTTTACTTATGGTTATGACATTTGATTCTAATTCTAATAAAGTAGTTATAGCGTACAAAGACGCAGGCAATTCAAATCGAGGAACTGCAATTGTAGGTACAGTAAGTGGTACAAGCATTAGCTTTGGCGCAGCTGCCGTTTTTGAAAGTGGGAATACAGCAGCTATATCAATAGCGTTTGACTTAAATACCAACAATTTTGTAATAGCTTACCAAGATATAAATGACTCTAATTACGGAAAAGCTATTGTAGGAACTGTCTCTGGCACTGGGATTAATTTTCCTACTTCGGAAACTGTTTTTAATAGCGCTAGTACTACATACACAACAACTGTATTTGATTCAGTTGCAAATAAAATTGTTATAGCGTACACAAATAGCGGCAACTCAGGTTACGGCACTGCTATTATAGGCACTGTTAGCGGAACAAGTATTAGCTTTGGTAGTCCTGTGACTTTTATAAATAACACAGCTACATATATTTCAGGAACTTTCGATACAAACGCAAACAAAGTGTTTTTAGCTTATAGGAATAACACACAAGGCAAAGGATCATGTGTTGCCGGACTTGTTTCCGGTACGAGTATTTCTTTTGGTTCTGAAAGTGTTTTTGACACAGGAAATATTACTTTACCATCAACAACTTTTGATTCTAATTCTAATAAAGCAGTTATCGCATATAGAGATACAGCTTTTACCTACTACGGCACAAGCGTTGTCATCGATATTCCAACAACAAACTCAAACGTCGCCGACTTCATAGGCATAACAGCCGAATCAATCTCTGACACAGCCACAGGCGCTGTAAACGTCTACGGTGGTATAAACGAAGCGCAGACAGGTTTGACCATAGGCTCTGACTACTACGTTCAGGACGACGGCTCGTTATCTACCACAGCCTCAAGCGTAAAGGTAGGCCAAGCAATCTCCGCAACCACGATTAACATGATGGATTTGACATGAGTAATCTGACAGATTTATTACCTGCGGGTGCGGGTGGCAAGCAAGTAGACTTCGTAGCGTCTGGGACTATAGGCAATGGCGTGACTGTCGGGCTTAATTCTGATGGGACTGTAACAATTGTTGGTATTTCTTCTCAAGAACTTGGGTCATCGCAAGTTTTTGAAAGTGCAACTGTGCAAAATGTTAGAAGCACATTTGACTCAAATTCAAACAAAATTGTTGTGGCTTATAAAGATGACGGTAACTCTAGTTACGGCACGGCAGTAGTCGGCACTGTTTCTGGGACATCCATTAGTTTTGGCACTCCAGTTGTTTTTGAAAACGCACAAGCAGAAGTATGGTCTGTGCAATTTGAATCAAGTTCTAACAAAATAGTTATAGTATATGCAGATGCAGGTAACTCTTATTACGGAACTGCTATCGTAGGAACTGTTTCTGGTACATCTATTTCTTTTGGTTCGCCTGTAGTTTACGAAAGTGTGCAAAATTATTATGGGTCAGCAACAATTGATTCTACTAATAATAAAGTAGTGATTGTTTATAGTAATAATTCTAATTCAGATGGTACAGCAATCATAGGCACTGTATCAGGTACAAGTATATCTTTTGGTACGCCAGTGGATTTTTTAAACTCAAGTATTACAGATTCTAGCGTAACTTTTGATTCAGTAACTAATCAAGTAGTCATAGCATATATCGCATCAAATCTTGGATACTCTGTTGTTGGCGCTGTATCAGGAACGTCTATATCTTTTGGTAGTGCTGTTTTATTTAATAGTAGCAATCAAACAAATCAACCTTCTATTGTTTTTGATGACGCATCGAACAAAATTATTATCTCATTTAGAAATGTTTCTAATGGTTACGGAACGGCTACGGTAGGAACTGTGTCTGGGACATCTATTTCTTTTGGAACTCCTGTTGTGTTTGAAAGTGCAAATATACAACGGGTTTCTTCTGTATTTGATACTAATTCAAATCAAGTAATTACTGCTTATGTTGATGGAGGAAACACAGATAAAGGAACTTTAGTTGTTGGCGCAGTATCAGGCACAAGTATATCTTTTGGTACGCCAGTGATTTTTGCTAATTCTATAACAGATCATGTTTTTGCAACATTTGATTCAACTTCTAATCAAATAGTCCTTTCTTATAAAAACACCAGTAATTCAGGATATGGTACTTCAGTAATTTTTAAGCCAGAAGCTTCTAATTTTTCTAATTTCATAGGCATATCAGACGCTGCCATCTCCGACACTGCATCTGGCTCGGTGACAATCAAAGGCGGTATATCTACCAAAGTAACAGGACTAACGCCTAACTCGACATACTATGTTCAAGAAGACGGCAGCTTGTCCACGACAGTATCAAGCGTACTAGCAGGCAAAGCCCTGTCCTCCACTAGCATTAACTTGGATTACACAACATGAGCAATTTGAGTGAATTACTACCTGCCGGAGCAGGAGCAAAAAGTGCGGACTTCGTGGCTAGTGGCACGTTAGGGTCTGGGCAGACTGTTACACTTAGAAGCGATGGCAAGGTTGAGGCTGTCTCAGAGACTTCACAAAGCAATGGAACTGCTACAGCTTTTGAGACAGATCAAGCGTCGTCTTTAACGTCTTGTTACGATACAGTTAATGACAAAGTAATAATAGCCTACAGAGACGAAGGAAACTCAAGTTATGGAACTTCAAGAGTAGGAACAGTTTCCGGAACGTCAATTTCTTTTGGCACTCCTGTTATATTTAACAGCGGCACTACAACTTTTTGTGATAGCGCATATGATGTAAATTCAGGGAAAACTGTAATTGTCTATAGAGACGTTTCAAACTCAAGTAGAGGAACAGCAGTAGTAGGAACAGTTTCAGGAACGTCAATTTCTTTTGGCTCTGAATATGTGTTTAATACAGGGATAACGGCTGATCCTGCAATAGTTTATGATTCTAATGCGCAAAAAGTTTTAATAGCGTATATGGATTTTAGTAATACATACCAAGGAACAGCCGTAGTCGGAACAGTGTCTGGCACAACTATATCTTTTGGCTCGGAATATTTATTTAATCCGGGGGGCTACGACGAAGATATAGCTTGTGTTTATGATCCAGTAGCGCAAAAAAATATAATTTTATGGAGAGACGCAAACACTAATGTCGGCAAAGCAATAACAGCTACAATTTCAGGGACTACAGTATCATATGGAACTGCTGTAACTGTCGAAGCTGCTCCAAATATGGGAGACTTTAATGCTGCAACTTATGATGTACAGGCAGGAAAGTCTGTTCTTATATTTAAAGTAGGAAACACTATAGCGGCAAGAACTGCTGAAATTTCTGGAACAGATATAACGCTTGGTAGTAAAGCAACAAGTAGTTTTACAGGTGATTATATTAGAGCAGATTATTCGGTTGTATCAAATTCTCATATTATTGCTTTTGCTAATACATCTACAGCTTATGGTTCAACATTACCACTAAGTGTTTCTGGAAGTTCACTAACTTTTGGAACTGTAAATAATTTTTATACTTCAGCAGGGGTTAATGCCACCAATGCTACATATGACCCTGACACAGAAAAAACAATAATTTTATACGGAGAAGGAGCTACTCCATATGCGGGCTATGCTTTTGTGTATACAGCTTATTCAAACAACTCCGCCGACTTCATAGGCATAACAGACCAAGCCATAGCAGACACAGCTACAGGCGCAGTGATTGTGCAGGGTGGGGTTAGTGATAAGGTTACAGGCTTAACTACTGGCTCTGACTACTACATCCAAACGGACGGCTCGCTCTCAACAACAGTATCCTCTGTCCCCGCAGGGCGGGCTTTATCATCAACCTCAATCCTATTGGAAGGATAATCATGAAAACTATTATTGAAAACGGTACTAACTGCTCTAAGTATCTCTTTGCAGATGACAAGCAAGTCAACATGACAGCAGACCATATCGAAGTGGGTGACCCTGCTAACTTGGACTTTATCATTGGCGACCTGAACTCTGGCAACGCTACTCTTATTGAAGGTGTTACTGAGCCAGACGATTGGTACGGTTGTAAGTACAACTACGTCAACGGCGCTTGGGAGCTTTGCCCTGATTGGGTCGATCCACGTCTGGAAGAAAACGCGGCCTAAGAGTATGACAAGTGACGCACCTGTTTTTGTTATATGTACTGGTCAACGGCCAGATACAGTCTTCGGACATGTACTTCTATGACATCAATAGGTGCAATTACTTTGCTACAGCTATTGTCAGGGGGAAAGTAGAACGGACCCTTAATTACGAACCCCGAGGC